TCTGGGTTGATGTGCGCTAGGATGGTATCGCCGTTCCTGCCTTTACCTTGCAGCAACTTGGCAATCTTGCGGAGATCACCGCCCATACGGGTCATTTTGCGTAGTTCACTCATTTACAACCCCAGCGCGTCACGCAGACGCAGTGATTTTTCATTCCAAACATCCTGGCGTTCGTCACCAGTTCCTTTTCCTTCTATAGCACCAGAAGGTCTATACGCCGCCAAAGCATCTGCCAGAAGTCTAGGTGTCGTAGCACCCGTAATTATAGGCGCTCTAGTCCGTCTTTTGGGAGGAACGCCCGTAACCGTTGGATATTTTTGTCTAGGTTCTTCTTCTTTCTTAGGCTCTTCTTTAGCAGCAGGTTCTTCTGCCGCTGCGGTCGGAGCTGTAGTCTCTGTCGTTACGTCAGTAACCGCAGTAGAAGGCTCTCCAGCGGCAGTAACCGTAACTCTGTCTAGTTCCGTTGCAGGTGTGCCAGTGCCAACGTCTGTGATAGTTGCAGACACATTTGCAGTATCTTGCGGTGGAGCAATGTCTTGGAAAGGGTCCGTGACATAGGTGGTTGTAACCCTGTCTAGCGGTACAGCGTTAAGATCTGCCGTTACGGGCGCAGTCTCTTGAGCAATCAGGTCAATAATCTGTTGATCTGTCGAGGCAGGAGCCGCTGTACGGGTAACGTCCGTCACTACGTCAGAAACAACTGGCTGCTCTCTTTGTCCTTGAACTGTTACTGGGTCAAGTGGGACAGCATTAGGGTCCTCTACCGGAGGAGGAGCAATATCTTGAAAAGGATCAACAATCTGGTCTTGATCAGTAGTCTCTGCACCGCCTAGAGTGTCCTGACCGGCACCACCTGCAACTGTGTCTTGACCTTCTGCCTGTGCGCCGAAAGTAGATGACAGATCCTCTAAAGCATTATTGATGCTTCTCTCTGTCTTTTCTATAGAGTCACCTGCATTTAATCCAGAAATGGCAGCATTAAACAAATTCTGACCAGACACCTCTCCAGTCCTCACCGTATCTCTTGCAAGACTGCCTAGAGCAGCACTACCAGTTGCACCCTGCACACCAGCACCAACTCCTGCTGCAAGGGCATTCATCACTACTTGGTTAGCATTTCCACCGGCAATGGCTGTACCAGCAGCAGAGCCAACTACAGCACCGGTAACGCCTCCACCCATTTGCACGTTGATGCCAGATGCAGCAGCACCAGTAGCGGCAGATTGCAATACCTGCTCAAAATTACCACCCATAGCGGCGGTAGTTCCTGCGTTAATTACAGCGGCACCTACAGCCGACTGTACGGCAGCAGAAGCTCCAGTAATGCCCAGCTCTGCAAGAATATTGGCCCCTATCGCAGCAGCACCTCCTGTGGCGGCTATGGCAATAGGCCCGACAGCGGCAACAAGTTGCTTAAAATCAAGCAGTTTGAATGACTGTGCTCTTTTAGGTCTTTCTTCTGGATGAGCCTGATAGTAAGCCTCGATCTTGGCAGATTCTTCGGCCCCATATCCCATTTGTTGCGGGCTTAAATTCCCCTCATCATCTAATACCATCCCGCCAACAGCAGCCATTACGCACCCCCTGCCAGTTTTCCGAGGGTTGCAAGCGTAGCCAAAGTGATGTAATTTGTCTTTTCTGGAAGTTCTTTCTCTGTCAGAATCTCTGCGCCAATCAACTGCTCACGAAGCATGGCATACAGTGATTTATCCTGTATGGCAGCCTGTGCCATCTCTCCCACGGCAGCCATCGTTCTGGGATCAAGCCCATGTTGTTGCATAAACTGCTGTGCAGCAGCCTGTGCCTGTTGCATTTGATCTTCCATCATAGGTTCAGAACCTTAATGATCTGCTCGTGAATGCTCAAATGTACGCCTATCCAATCGTAAAAGTCATTCTCTACGTTCCAGTCTGAGTCTAACAACTGGAAAGGATTGTCTAACCTTAACTGACTGGCTATCCTCTCATGCTCCTGATTGTGTACAAACAACCAATCATCTAGGTTACTAGGATCAGCATCAGAAATGGGGTACTGAGGGATGAGAATACCCCTGTCAGCCAGAGTCTCGTAAAACAACTTGTGCTGAACACCATTTTCAAACAAAAACCTTCCCAACCCATCTACATCACCAAATTCTAATGTAGAAAGATCGTCCATATTCATGTTAAATGCCCAGCAACTTTTTTACAAACTCACCGGCAACACCTGGACCAAACAAAACTGCGGCAATAACGATATACAACAGCCACTCAATATTACGCATCCGGTCTCGACCTCTGTCAAGAGACTCTTGGATGGAAGAATATCTGGAAGCGCAAACTGCTTCGTGCACAGCTAGTTTAGTCTCAGTTGTCTCAGTCATTTTTAGTCTATAACAGGCCAGACAATAGAAAATGGGTCTTCTTGAATCGTAATATCCCGCAATTCTTGCCTGTAAACAGCCCATTTATCCTTGTCAGCAGGGGAATCTGCTAACTGAGTCCAGTCAGATTCGGATAGCAAACGGTTACGCTGTTGCCGTATAGCCGTCCATTCATTCCTAATCCGCTCTTTTAACTCTTGTTCTGTCTTAGGTTCTACATCAACCGTGCAGCACATCCCCTCATACAGGTGTGGCGTAGCAGGAACCAGTTTCTCAGTAGCATGGTTATAAGGTTTCCACACCGTAATGACGTAGTACCCCTGGTCTGCTATCCAGTCTAGAGTAGGCCCACGGTCACCAAACGAAGTGTTGGGAAACCACTCTGTGTGGTCTTTAATGATCAGGTCTTGATTGGCAAGTAACATTGCTTACCTCGTTGGGAATGCTGCGGTTGGCGTGGTGATGGTGCGGGCCACGCCTTTGGTGATGCGTAGGTCTTGCATGTAGCCGTTAAGATAAGCTGCTTGATTATAATATCCCCCAATATAGGCAATTGTTGAGGCGATATTATAATTATTAGAATCAGCTCCTGTAGCTACTTGAGTTCCGTTTACATACATTCTTCCGGTATTTGAACTTCTAGTATACGCAACGTAATACCAAGTTCCGGTCGAGTAAACAGTTGCTGTTGAAACAATAGTTGTTGAATTAAAAAACCAAATCAATCCAGATTCAAAACCAGTATGAAAACCCCAGTTTCCTGTTTGCCCAGAATTTCTAGTGTCTATAATATACATTCCGTTGGTGTGCGGATTTGAAGAGAAATAAACCCATGCTTCTACTGTAAAATCTCCAGTGCCAAATACAACAGAATTTCCTGCCGGACAAGTCAAATAATCCCCCGTCCCATCAAACTTCATGCTCGTAGGCGACCACTTGTACAGTGTGGTGCTGGCCTGAGCATCCCCCACCGTGATCATGTCATTCTGCCAAGCCGCGTCGTAGATTCCGGCGTTGGTGAAGTTGGTGAGGAGGGAGGTTCCGCTTACTGCGGTGACGGGGAGGGTTGGAGGAGTGAAGGCGGCGGTGTAGATTGCGGTGCCTTTTACTACACGAATATTTGAAGAATATCCATTTAACGGAACAGTGGCGGTTCTACTAGCAGAAATGTACATTGTGCTAGTTTGGTTAAAATCGTCATTAACCGCGCCTGCGCTTGCAATTTCTTGAACGCCATTAAGATAAATTTTTAAATTTCCAGATGCGCTTCCAGAACGAACTACAGCAATGTGATACCACGCATTTGCCACAAGCGTAGTAGTCGACCCCGTCAAATTTGATGCCGTATAACTAAACTGAATTCTTGCGCCGGTTGTGGTATTTAATGACCATCCTGTAGCCGCAGCACCTTTGCTAATTAAATTATATGCAGTTGAAGTGGCTCCAGAAATGTAAAACCATCCTTCAATTGTAAAATCACCAGTGCTAAGTTGTAGTGCCGCGTTGTCAGCAAGACTTAAATAATCCGTACTCCCATTAAAATACCCACTCCCCCCATACGTTGCTGCCGCGTACGATGCCGCCGGAGAGAAGGGTTGGAAGGCTTGGACTTGTGGGGTTCCACTGCCAACTGTAATTGCACTTGCAAGAGTTGATCCATCTACAAATCTATTGTATCCAAGAGAATAAAATATGGTGCTACCGATGACAGACAACGGGGCGGCTTGATTAGATATTGATAAATTAGTGTTAGAAAGCCTTAAATTAGATATATATCCAGCAAATGAGTTTGTTGCGCTTCTGTCTGTTGCAATTCTCATTGCATCAGTTTGACTGAATGTTGTCCCAGAAGTACCTGTACCGTCAGACGCCCCATTAACGTACAAAGTAGTTTGACTAGCACCCGTACCTGCTCTTACAACTGCAACATACGTCCATGTGTTTGCAGGAATGCTTGTTGATCCAGTGATGCTTGTTGATGTGTCAATAAACACCAACTTGTTAGCAGAACTTATTTGAAAAACCCAGCCTGTTGGGGTAGATGCGCCTTTGCAAGCAATAGTGTGCGTTGCTCCAGATGCGGTACGGAACACCCATGCTTCAATAGTAAAATTTCCAGACCCAAATCTAAGACTAGCGCTATCTGCAACACTCAAATAACTACTAGAAAAATACCCACTCCAATACCCACTAGGCTGATACGGCGTAAACGCTCCCTGCGTGGGTGTGCCGTTGCGGGTGATGGTGAAGTTATTGGTAGATGAGTCTAGAAATGTATTGTTCTGCTGCCCGTTAGTGCTGGTAGTGTTCAGCAAAAGCGGAACATACGGAAAATACGGGTCTGTTGCAGCGGCTGCGGCTGCGGCTTTCCCAGATTTGGATGCGGCAAACATTATGTGTAATTCTGTCCGATAGTTGTGCCGTACCAGCTTGTTCCGTCAGCAAAGAAAGAATAAATATCTTTCTTGCTTGCCGTGCTGGTGATGGTAGGAGCAGTGCCAGAAGGCCACACAACCGTTGACCAAGTAACCGTCCTACTACCAGTAGCATCCTGGGCCAAAATGATCACAAAAGACTTACCTGCGGTAGCAGTTGGCATTGTGATCGTTGCACTAGCGGTCAACGTCAATTTCTGAACCGTACCGTTAGCCAGATCTACCGTGATTGCGGTACTAGTATTAGCCGTATACAGCGTTTCTGTATAGTTGGTGACGGTTGGGTTAGTTAACGTCTTGTTAGTGAGCGTGTCAGTCGTTGCTCGCCCAACCAGGGTGTCGGTAGACGTAGGTAACGTCAATGTACCCGTGTTGACAATGGTAGAAATGACTGGACTGGACAGCGTTGCTCCAGTAGCCAGCGCTACAACCGTTCCAGTGCCGCTAGTAGTGTAAGACGTAGCCCAAGCAGATCCCGTAGAGTAGACAATACCTGCCGTAGGGAACGTAAACGAAGACGGAGCTGCCCAAGAAGCAGTAGTACCGTTAGACGTTAGTACATAGGTGTTTGCCCCAATAGCCAGACGGGTAGCACTGTTAGTCCCGTTGCCAATAATTAGGTCACCAGTAGTGGTAACTGGAGACAGAGCGTTAAAAGCAGCAGATGCAGTAGTCTGTCCCGTTCCACCGTTAGCAACAGGCAAAGCAGTGCCAGAGTAGGCAAGAGTTAAGTTTCCAGATGACGTTACCGGAGAGCCAGTAACCGTAAACATGGCTGGTGCAACTAACCCAACACTGGTAACCGTGCCAGAGCCGCCACCAGTTGCAGACAACGTGCCGGTAGAAAAACTTAATCCAGAGCCAATGGTTACACTAGAAAACCCACCAGACCCATTTCCATACAAAATAGATGATCCAGACGTTGCCGGAGCGTAATCAGTACCGCTACTAGCGGCAGAAATAGCAGTACCGTTACCTTTTAGCAGGCCGGTGACGCTGGTAGACAGAGTAATGGCAGGAGTGGTCGTAGCATTAGCAACCGTCCCTGCAAGACCGTTAGCACTGACTACAGATACCGTAGTAACGGTTCCAGAACCTCCACCACCGGCAGCAGCATTGCTAGTCCAAGTAGTTCCGTTGCTGGTAAGTACGTTACCAGCAGTGCCTGGTGCTACAAAAAGGACGGCCCCGGTGTTGTTACCGAGGATAACGTTGTTAAGCGTGAGGTTTGCCTTGCCAGTACCACCGTTAGCAACAGAGACTTGACCGCTCAGGCTAATGTCTGGGGTGCTTCCACCGCTAGATGCTAGTGGAGTGGTTGCGGTAACACTAGAAATGTTGCCACCACCACCTCCTCCCCCACTTGTGGATACTGTCTTTAACATGGTTTACCTCAGAGTCCGTCACCAGGGGTAATGTACAGAGAAGCAGATCCTGCTGCTGTAATTCCTGAAAAATAAGCGTTGGGAACAAACGATAGTATCTCGTCTGTACCCGCTAGAAGGGGGATAGAAGACGCTGTGGTGCTTATTGTAACCGCGTTGGCTATAGCATTAGCACTGCTAGACCCTACGCCCAAGAATACGGTCACGCTACCGGCGTTAATAATGCGGTACTGGTTTCCACCTAGCGTAGTCGAGAGTGCTTGTGCAGAAGTAGTAGGAGTGCTGGCAGTAGCGGTAAATATTACCGTATTACCCATAGGGGTGAATGCTTGAATTCCCATTATTTGGCCTCCAGTTGGGCGATACTGGCAGTAAGAGCGTCGTTTGATGCTTTAAGTTCTTGGATTGCTTTAATAAGAGGGGCAATCATGCGGTCATAATGGATGCCAGATACTTTGTCATCTGTGTAGATACACAGTTCTGGTTTTACAAGTTCAACCTCTTCCGCAATAAGACCAAACTGTTGTTCTTCCTCAAACTCTTCTAGATACTCACCTTCTTCGTCTTTTTTAAGATAGTTGAAAGTGACTGGATTAAGTTCATATATCCAACTGGCAGTGTCTAATTGAGAGATATTAGTCTTGCTGGCACGGGTAGAACTAATTCCACCCAAATTTCCACTAGAATCAATAAATACGTTTCTTGGCGTAGTGACTGTTCTTCCATAAACTGCTGGAATAGTTAAATACCCACTCGCATCCAGCGTCATCGCCTGTGTGAATG